ATCGGCTTAGCGCTCAGCCAGATTCCACCCATCGACCGCCGCCTGCATCATCTGCTCTCTCGTGGCTGGCGGGCAGTACAGCAGCGTTGCGCCGTGGTGGCCGCATGTGCATTCCAGGCGCAGGATCCGAGCGCCGCGCTTCGCGGACTCGGCGAAGCTTGGCGTGGAGCCGCATTGGCAAGGGCGGATGGTGGACGTGCTCATGCTGCCACCATCGCCACATCGCATCGATGGCGCTCGATCTCGCCGTGCTCCTTATGCAGCACAATCAGCCGCATGTCGCGCCCTGCGCGGTAGCCCTGGCCTGCATGCCATGCATCGCGCGCAGCCAGGGTGCGGAAGTACTCGACGATGCCGCCGCGGTACTCTTTCACGTCCTGGTGGTGTACGTGACCCACGTAGACGTATCGGTGAGCCGTCGCGCCCCAATCTTCCGCGCGGTCTGCGGCCATCACCGGGATCATGTCAGGCCCCTTGATCGTATCGCCGTGCGTCGAGCCGATCAGCACCTTCCCGAAGCGGTAGTACCACATGGTTGCCGGCGAAAGGTCAACCTCGATCCGAGGCTCGCTGTGGAAGAAGCAGGACAGCATCAGCGAAAGGGCATAGGACGAGTGGCCGTCGTGGTTGCCGCGGTTGATGCGGACGATGACTTTCTGATGCTTTTCCAGCAGACGGCGCGCACAGTAGATCATCGCCATCAGGCCGACGCGCTGAACCTTTGACCAGCGGCCATCGACGTCAAGTTGGTGGCCTGACTGACTTTGGTTCTTCTGATTATCGGCGTGGAACATGTCACCGAGGTTCAGTAGCAGTGCCGTATGAGCCGGCGGCGCGCTGGTGACAAGGCGATCCACGGCGCCACAAGTGAGCGCCTCGGCTTTTTTGAGGTCGAAGTCCTCGCCGGCATCTTGCCACCATGCGTGCATGCCAAAGTGGGGATCGCCGAGCGGGTACACGCACATGAGGTCTTCATCGGAGCGCTTGGGGGCCTTCGTGATCGGAGCAAGTCCCTTCACATCCTGTGCCAGGGCTAGGGCGAATTCGCGCAGAATTTCCATCTGGCGTGCGCGGTCTGGCTCGCCAATAACCCATTGCTGGCCTAGCGAGCCATCGGCTTTGTAATTCGTGCTTACCCGGGCGAGCTTGAGGCCATCGGGTACCGTGCGGGTCATGGCGTGATCGGGCGAATAACCCCTGAGCGCTGCGGCATTCCTCAGCCTGGCCATCGACTCCTGAATAGCATTCTTCGCCACGCCCAAGGCCTGGGCTGCCTTCCGCATACTGCCGTGTTTCTCGATCGCCTCGATGTACTCGATCTGCCGAACGGTCGCAAACTCGATCAGCTTCGGGTCAATGATCGTCATGCGGTCTCCAGTTGAACTTCTGGTGCCGGCTCAGGGCTCCAGTGCGAGCCGCCGCCGATGCGAACGCCAAGGTAAATCGCCATCGCTCGCAGACGTGGAGTGCCAGTCAGGATGCAGGCCTCGTACAGCATCTGGTCGGCCACGTCGCGCGGGATGCAATGCGTGCCGTAGACGTAGTCGTGCGGCACGGATGGCTGGACCTCGCCGTCACCCATCAGCGACAGGACGACTTGCGGCTTGGAGCATAGGTCGGTGACGTAGCCGGCCGGTACGTCGATCAGGCCAGCGATATCGGACTGGTATCGGAACCGCGACAGCAGGCGGAATAGCTGCCGCCCGTCGCGCGTGAGCAGCGGGCGCCCTTGCGGATCGGTCAGCGCGCGCAGGTCGAGTGGATCGAGAAATTGGCTCATACGGTGATGATCTCGCCGTTGGTGATGAAGCCGTGCCAGCAGCGATTCGGACGCTCACGCTGGATCGATGGGGTCAGCGTCAGGTCGCCGAACGTCTCGCCGGTGCGCTGCCACCCATGACCCGGCGAAGTTGGTCCTAGTCCGTCGGGTGGATTGGCGAACGGAACGTACAGCCGGTGCGCGCAGCCGCACGGGCAGTCTAGTTCCACGCCGACACGCTCCCGCAGCGGAACTGGGCGACCTGTGGCCGTTTCGGTGATGCCGGCGCCACCACTGCTAAACCATTCCGGGTTCAGGTCAGCGAGCCTCATTGCGCACCCGCCTTTGCCGCATCCGCCGCGTTCATTGCTGCCCACTGCGAGTGCGTCGACTGGATGCCGGCGCCGACGCTTGAGAACAGCGCGGCGAGTTGCTCGGGCGGCAGCAGGCCGGCTTGTTGCGCGGCGGTCGCCTTCTGCAGCAGATCGACGGCCAGCGGTGCCAGCGCGACGACAGCCGCCACTTTTGGGTCAGTCGCGGCAAGCGCCGGCAGGACTGCGGCGGCGGTTTGCAGCGCAGTTGCGCCGATGGTCTGTGCGGTCGTGTTCATTTCGTCTCCTGGTGGACGGCTTCGAGGATTGCCAGCGTGGTCACGGCTGCGGTCACCTGCTGCGCTGCTTGCGTCGGATCGGCTGGCAGCGGGCCCGTACACAGCGGCGTCACCGTGTTGTCCAACAGCGTGATCTGGTCGATTTGGGACTGGTTCAGCTTCCCTGCCCTGCGCATCTCCAGCGCTACCGAGAAGCCCGCGCCCCATGCCGCGCATGCTTGCGTGTAGCTGGCCTGGGTCGTCTGCGGAGTGGACTGGGGCGTCACGCATCCGGCCAGCATCAGCCCCGCCAATCCCAGCATCGCCAGGAAGCCCGGCAGCGCGTTTCCCGATTGCTTGTCGGCCGGCGCGGTTGGCGCGTCGTCGCGGTCGCCCAGGTGGTAGATGCCGAGGCCGACCAGCGCCGCATAGATCAGGTCGAGCAGGCGGTCGTCATTCGGCACCTGAAACACGGTAAGTGCAACGAGAGAGCCAAACAGCACGAGGCCTATCAACAGTTTGATATAGGTGTTCACGTTTCTTCCTTCAGGTAGTGGATAAAGCGAGGGTGCGCCGTGACCTGCGGCGCAAAGGCGCTAGCCAATCAACGACCTTGGCCGACGTATTTGTGGTATGCCGAAATCCAGTTGCCCGAGACTGCTGCTTGAGCCTCGGCCAGGGTAAGCCTCCCCGAGCACACTGCGCGGCGCAGGAAATTCTCCAGCCGGTCCTTCGCGTGCGCGCCGTAAGGTCCATCCCACGGCTGCGGCCAGAGGTTGCGCGGGTCGGTCGGGTGGCCGCCGATCTCGAGCGAGATCAGGTGATCCTCTTCGAACGCACGCGGTGCCTGCGGGCTCGCGTAGGCACCTGCCGCCAGCTGGCCGGCTTTCAGCTTGTTCGTGTAGCTGGCCGGCGGGCGGATGGTCTTGGTCCAGCCCGGCACGCAGATGGTGGTCTTAATGTTGGCTTGGGTGACAGTGGGATTGGTCTCGCCGGGCGTGGCGATCGCATCGGGCAGCTCCCGGGCGAAGGCTGGCACGGCGGCGAGGATGAGCAGGGCGAGGACGGTCTTCATGCGTGCACCTGATCGTAGAACGCTAGGTTTCGCGCCCGCATGATGTCGAGCAGCTTCTGAGCGTAGTCAGGATCTGTCGCGTAGCCAGCCGCAGCAACAGCGCGCGCCCAGCCTGCGCCGGTCGTCTCCTTGCGGCAGGCGGCATAGCGCGGGTTATCAAGCAGGAAGCGTGCGTGATCGACCATGCTGTCCAGCCAGCTCGAGTACCTGCGGAACTTCGCGGTGATGGCGATGCTCTGGCCGTGCACGACTTCATGCGTCGGTACGTCGACGGTCGCACCGGCCCAACTCTTGTCCGCCTTGATGCCGAACAGGTTGTTGCCGGGCGCGCGCGACCCCCAGGACGATTCGAGCGCGGCCTGAGCAAGCGTAAGCGATGCCGGAACGCCGGTGCGGCGCTGGCAGTCCTGTGCGGCGCCGGCCAGCATGCCGAGAAAGGCGGCGGGCGTCACGATATTTCCCCTTCCGACTCCGGCATCACGCGCCCGGTACGCCACTCCTTCCACATGTGCCAGCACTTGTGAATGATCATCAGGATCGTGTAGACCAGGGCGGCGATCTGGACCAGCTCGGGCAAGGTGATGCCCATGATCGGGGCGATGCCAACGGCAGCCGGCGGCGAGAGTTTTGCGGCCATCGCGGCGGCGGATTCGGTGGCTTGCATGGGGTCCTTTCGGGCAAAGAAAAAGCCGCTCAACGGCGGCCCTGGAGTGGGACTGGAAGGACTGGTCATGTCGGCCATGTCATCGTCGGAAGCATCGCCAGCAGTTCTGGAATGGTCGGCTGCGGGATCGTGCCAGCCGTGACTTGGTCGAGCACCTGATATGCCTTGAGCCAGACCGCATCACGCCATGCAAGGCACGCATCGGCCTCGGCCTTGAACGTCGAGTTGGTCGAGTTCGCGTAGGAGCACGCGGAGATGATGCCGAGGTAGCGGCGCTCGGCTACCTTCGTGTCAAGCATCGACTGGATAGCGTCGACGTATTGGCCCTCGGTCGGCATCGGTACGGACGAGAGTGGGATCGGCTCGACGCCGTCGCGCGCCGCGTTGGCGCGGTAGTTGACCCAGGCGGCCCGCGTGGCATCGTCGACCACAATCATGCGGTCGACGTGGTCCTCGGGCGGCACTTGCAGGTAGCAGCCGTCGAGCGCGCCATCGGGTTGGTAGGTCACATAGCCGATTGCTTCCATTACGCCACCTTCTCAACGAAAAGCTCCGTGTACACCTCGGCTTGACCGCTGGAGGATGCGAAACCGAGTCCTGGGCTGGAGGTCGCGAATGTGTAGTGGCGAACCTCAAGAACTTTGCTTGCTGCCAGGACGATCTCACAGTTAATCGCACCTGATCGCGAGGATGCGCTGGCCGAGCCGGCTCCGCCCGAATAGTCCGAAGTGCCCGCGAGAAGAACCGCCCCATCTGTGACGTTGTACAACCATGCCTTATGAGCGCCTGCGCAATAAGCCGGCGCGGTGAAGCTGATTCGATATGTGCCTGCCGGGAGAGTCACCTGATTGCTGGATAGGCTTGCTCCGGTGATCGTATTGCGCTTGATGGTGTTCAAGGTCCGCTGAACAGTCGCGCCGGCGACGGAATCGCCCGCCGCCGAGCCGGATACTTTCTCATCACGCACCCACAGCACTTGCGTGAGCGTACCGGGGTCGCCTTTGTCGCCGGCGCGCGTGAAATGCAGCAGCACCGCGTCGCCTGGACCGAAGGGGTTGTTAGAACTGGATGCGACCGGCGTCACGCTGATGTCGCGGTAGCCGCTCGGCGCGGTGCGCGCGGTTACGTTGAACATCAGGTACGTGGTCGCATCGCCCTGCTTGACGACGCGGATCGTGCCCTTGACCGGGTTCGTGGACGCGTCGAACGTGTCGAGCATGGCTGTGACATCGGTGCTCAGAGCGTTCAGGACATCGAGCCGCAAGACCGTCGAGGCGTTCTGTGTCGCGCTGCCAAAGCGCAGCGTGCCGGGTCCGGGGTCCGTGTCAGCAGTGCTGGACAGGTCGACCGTGTACGGGATCGCGTAGGCGCTGCCTGCTGCGGCCACGTTGAAGGCGGCGATGGCGGCATTGAGCTGCGCGCCGAAGGTCGGCAGCGCCGCCAAAACGCCCGCCCATAGTGAGTCGAATGTCGCCTGATCCTGCGACTGATTCGGCATCTTGGTTGGGTCGAGCAGGACATTGATCTGATTGGCCATTAAACGGTTCCTTGTATTTGGAGGCTCATCTTGCTTTGCGGGTAGTTCTCAATGACGTTCTTGAAACTCTGATACTTCCCGAAGATGCCTGCGGAGGAATACAGATCGGTAGCGACCCAGGCGACAGGCTTTTGCCGAAGGTCCTCCATCGTGTCGATCGCGTAGTCCATATTGCTGTTATCAATGACCACGTCCAGTTCCATGGTCTTGGAGAATCCACGAGGGGTGGAGTCCTCCGTTCCATCGAAGTTGAATTGCACGGTCGACCAGTCCTTGATGCCGCGCCCCAGGCCATACTGAGCCAAGCCGAGATCGATCGTTGAGCCGACTACCGCCACGCCGCACTTGGCCGTGCCGCCGGGCTTGCGGATCGCAATCGTCACGAGTGCGTTTGCGTACGGCGGCAGCTTCGTCGTCGAAGTCACGCGCTTGCGCCTGATGCGCTCGAATCCCCATCGATAAAGCGACGATTTGGAGTTCGATTGCGTGAGGTTTTGCGTCTCCTGATACACGAGACCAGTCGTCAGGTCGGTGACGGAATAGCGCGCATCGAGCCCATCGATGTTGCCCAGGAATGCGCCTCGCGCCAGCGTCCGCGTACTGATCACGATGATGATTTCTTCCGGATTGCTGGTCTGCGTCTGGTTGTACTGGTCGAACATCTTCCAGCGGTTCACCGGGACATTCAGCGGCGTCCAGCTGGTCGTGTCAGTCAGCGCCTTGCCGGTGTTGTTCGCAATGAGCGACTGATACATCAGGTAGGTTGCCGGGTCGTAGACCTGTGCGCCCGTCGCATAGGTCGAGCCGCTGTTATATGGCGTCTCCGTGATCGCAACATTCGAGTACACGAGCCCCGAGCCCGGCCCAATTACCTCGCCAGCATCAAGCAGGGCATACGGGGCCCTACTTAGGTCCGCAGGGTCATACGTCACCCGCAGGGTATTGGGCGGCGCCATCTGAAGCGCACCGTTCCTGTCGTAGTACGGCGCCGAGGTGGCGCGCGTACACGACACGTCTCCTAGGGAGACGGGGTTAATGATGATCATCGTGGAATCAGGCCGCAGCCGTTTTAAGTGGTCGTTGACCCTGCGCCGCACCTTCGAGCGTGTCAGAGGTGTTGCGGGTGTTTTTCGCGATGGCGTACAGGTGTGACTCCAGCATCTGGCGCATGCGCGTATTCTCCTCACGGCTGGCCTTGAGCTCTGCCAGCAGCGCATCGTTGTTGCTCGATGGGCTGGACAGCCTTGCCATCAGCGCGCGGTTGTCAGCCGCCGGGATGATCCGCTCGCCCTCATGCACCAGCGCAGGCATCGTTTCCGGCACAAAGTTCGTGCCGATCGCGAACGGGTGCAGTTTCTTGTACTCGCCGCTATCCTTGAGTGACGATGCGATGTCAGCCATCGATGCGCCCGAGTTGAGGAAGAATTGCAGTCCAGCCGCATCTGCCGGACGCCCGAGCA